GAATGCCGAGCCGGGGCCGTTTGCATCACCATCGAAGCTGGAGCCGGGGGTGATGACATACTGTTCCTGACCGACATAATCCTGCGCGAGCAGGGTCCAAGTGCCGAAGCCGCAAACGCCAAAGGTCGGGACTTCCGCACCGTTCTTGACCGTGCCAGAGATATACTGGAGCACGTTCTGACGGGTCGGGTTGACCGAGCCAGCGGCATAAACCTTCGAACGCCACCACGGGTTCGTCGAAGCCGAACGAGTGATGTTGCCGTAAGAGGCGGCAGTCGTGCCATCGTCAACCGCAGCGGGGAGACCGATGAACGCCTGGGTGTTCGTGGTGTTGGTGTAGAGGGCCGTCGCCATCGCATCCATCATCACGTTGGTCGCATCGTTCATGCGAGCTTCAATGAGAGGGATGATTGCGTGGTCCTGCTGGACAGCGCCTTCCATGCCGAGAAACGGCACAGGCGCAATCATCAGCTTCAGGTTGAATTCAGCGTTATAAGCGCCCTGTTGGACGGCTGGCTGCGTGAAGGAGCCAGAATAGTCCGACCACTGAGCGTTCACAAACTGAGCACCCTGAACCGGAACCGTCACGGAGGACACACCGCCCGTAGCCGTCTGGCTATTTGCGATGAGAGCCGCCATGAGCGGGGTTGAGTTGTAGATCTGCACGACCATCTTGGGGATGAACGCGCGGCGTGTTACGTAGGTCAGTTCCGTAAATTGGGTACTGCCCGTTGCAGGAACGATACCGCCACCGATTGCCATAGCTTACCTCATAGTTTCTGTAACGTCCGTCCCCTACATCGCTCAAAGACCAATGGGCTTCGGGTTCTTCCGAAGTTCCATTAGTGCCTTAGCAGCCTCATCGCGCGCAGCGACTTGAGGATTCTTCCAGAAGCCTCTCAACGTATCCCTTGCGGTCTCGTCAAGCACATTCCGAGAGAAGGTTTTTTCTGGAGTAGGCGTTGCCGCCTTACGCATCCAGTCATAATAGTCTGCGGCGCTTTCATGGGAAGTAATGCCCTTTTCGAGCATGATCTTCTCAATTTCCGCGATGTCTTCGTCCTTAATCCCGCGCTTTTTAAGCAGCGTATTGCGACGGCGCTCCAGTTCGTCCAGAGCTTCCTTTTCGCGCAGCTTACCTTCAAGCTGATCGACGCGAGACTGAGCTTCCTCAAGTCGCTTCGTCATTTCGTCCTTGAGGTCGATTTCACCAATCGGCATCTGCGGACGCGCTTTCTTGGTCAAGCGCAGGAAATGCTCGCGCGTATCTGGATTGTCGGCCAGTTCACGAGCAAGTGCCGCGAGTTCGTCGCGGGCTTCAGGAGTAAGATCTTCGAGCGAAGCCATAGCTGTCCCCTATTCTATGGTTAGATGACTTTTTTGCCGTCACCGGGAGGAACGATCTTGTAGATGTTCTTCGCAGCGGTCTTGGAGGCGTTCGACAAACCGCCCATGCGATCATAGCGCGGGGTGTTTGTGATCTGACCATTCTGCTGCTGATCGGAAGTCGGATTGCGGGGCTTGGCCGCGCCACGGGGCTTAAAAACGTCCACGGTAGTCTCCTTACATGGGTGCTGGAGTGGGGCCACCAGGCGGCATACCGGGCGGCATTGCAGGGGGAGCGCCCGCCGGAGCCGGAGCCGGGGCAGGAGCCGGTGCGCCCATCAAGCCAAGGTTCGGGGGGCCACCGCCAATCGCCTTAGAAAGGGGAGTACCGCCGCCAGCCTGGGGCAAGTTCTGGAGAAGCTGCAAAATTTCGGCAGACTGAAGCTCGCCGGTTTTTTGCTTCTTGGGTCCAAGAACGGAGGAGAGCTTAGAGAGCGCTGACATGAGAGACGCACCTTCAGGGGTCTCAGATCCAATGGCAGGCAGAGATTGTTCGATGAGATCAAGTGCCATGCTGACATTGATCAATGCTGCTTCGCGATCACCGGCCTTGGGCTCTGGTGTAGACATCGGCGAAGGCATAGGGGGAGGCGTCATAGCTTCAGGGCCAACCGGGGACGGTGCACCCGCTCCCTGCGCGCCTTGCATCAAAGCTAGAATGTCCTGATCGGCCATGTAGAAAGCCCCAATTTACGTTTAGTAGCCGCTATTAGCGGAAGAAAGTCAAGGAGGGGTAGTTTTTAGTAACGTCCCGCCCCTCACAGGACGATGAAGCTGCCGAAGCACCGGTCTAACCGGTACTTTAGTTAGCGGCGAGCCTTACGACCCTTGCGACGCATGAGCGCCTCCATATTACGAGGGGTTGAGGGGTTATTTGCCAACGGAACCGGATTTACCGGAACCGATTAGCGCTTTGCCTTGCGGCCCTTACGCTTAGCCATGTGTAGGCCTCCGTTTGAGTTGGCGTCCCCGAATTACTTGCGGCGGCTACGGCGCGACCGCTTCACAGACTTGTACATCACGACCTCCGCATCTGCCGGTCATAACGCTGAATGTTACGACCTGTCGAATTATTGACAGAGGTATTACGATATTGCAAGTCCGCGCTATAATCTTTCGTGAGGACACGCCCAGCATCTTTCGATTGTTGCGGCGTCTGAGCGCGAGGCTGGTCCCCAACAGTGACTTGACGCATCTGTGCCATATCACGACGCCTTCTTCGGCATGGGTTGAACATTTGCAGGCGGTGGCTGCATAGCCTGCTTTTCTTCCTGCTTTTTCAACTTTTCTTTGAGCATCTGCTTCATCGGGGGATCAAGCATATCAATTAAGCTGGCCTTATCGATAGCCTGTGCTTTGTAGAGATTGAATGCCAAAGCGCGCAGATCTTCCATGAAAATCGGACTATTTGAGTGAGCATCGACCTTCACAACATAGTTTTTCGTGAATTGCTCTGCGATAAACTTCTGACCTTCAACATCAGTGTAATGCGTGGGGTCATAAGCCTGAATGAGCTTCAGATAGAGCGTCGATAGCTTTTCAAGCGAGCTTTCAACGATAAGAGCGCGTTTCTTGGCGCGCGAGGAGCCCAGACGCGCAAGTTGCGAAGCATGACCAGCCGAACGAACGCCCTGTTCGCCACGACCCGACAGAACGCTAGAAATACCAGAGGCTTCAGCAAACATCTCATCGATTTCACGCAACTGCTCGTAAACGCTTTGCGGAATGTCAGGGGCCAAACGCTCAACTTTGGCGTTAGGCATATCCGTACCGAATAGGCCACCGGCGCGGTTCAAAGCAAAGTTCTTTTCGTCCAAGATGCCGGTAAAGCCAATCAAGGCCGTCGGCGGGGCAACTTGCTTTGACAGAAGGTCCAAGATTTCCTGCATACGCTTGTTGCGCATATCTTGCAGATACATCAAGCGCTGCACTTCAGATTGGCCCCAATAATAGTGCGGCATGGGGTTCGGGCAGACTTGAACGAAGGGGCTTTCGCCCTTCAAGAACATCTTTTCGTTTTCACGATCATAGATGATCACATCCGGATCTGCTTTCGTCACGACTTGATAATCGTGCGTCTCATCGTTCCAGACATAAAGTTCTGTCATCTCTACGGTGTCTTCATCAACCGATGGTTTCATACGGTTGTAGCCGTAAAGGTTCATGTTGACGTTGCCGTAGATCTGCGGATCAACCGCCGACAGGATCACGCGATCAAGGCCATCAGGCACATATTCTTCGTGATGTTGTGAGGCCATAATTCGCTTGATCAGCTCTTCGCGTTTTGGATGCGAATAGAGGCGCGCATAGAGATCTGACTTGGTGATGTAGAAGGTGTGAACAAAGGCTTCCTGCCGGTCGGTGTAAGGGATGTCCTCACGCAAAACACCAAAGCTGGAAGGGTCCACAAAGTAGGGATGAATACCGCCATTGGCGTAAACGAGCTTCACAAAGCCGCTGTTGTAAACCATTGCCCAGGTCAAGGCCGTGGCAAAGACTTGGTCAGCGTTCGAATTGTTCCACTCGTCATTGAGCACTTGCTCAAGTTTAGGAATGTAGCGGAATTGCTCGTCCCTGGCCGATGCACCCAGATTGATAGAGAACCTGGTGGTGTCAGCCGAATAGAGGAACGAGATCAGTTGGTCGATGTGAGGGTAGATCTTGTTGAAAAGAGCCGGAGATTCCTCCGGCCCATTCCCGAACAGATAGTAAGAGCGAAGGGCTGAATAATCAGCGCGGCGGTCTTCGCGGGAGACCAAGCACTTACGGATCAGATCCAGATAGAATTCTTCGCGATCTTGCGGGTTCTTCGGGATAATCATTTGTCGATCTTCAGCGTTGGGTCATTCGCATGGACGACCGTGGGGAGAGTTTTGGGAAGATTAGCATCTTTTGGATTAAATCCAACAGCCTCGCCCATAGCTGATTTGACCATGCCGCCCTGCAACATGGCATTCATCGAATAGCGCTGGTCGCCGCCCCAAATGACGCCATTCATTTTTTGTTGCACTTCAAAATCGCGCTCTTGCGCCGACTTCTCCGCGTTGTTGCGGGTCAGATAGCCGTCTTGAGCCTCACCCTCGCGGGTTGATTTGATGTTTGTCATGCCAAAATCTTTGGCTAACTGTTTGATATTGTTATCATTTTTCTTTGATCGGCCACCGACAACGCTATCGCGCATCGTGGGGGCTTTTAGGATCACAGAATAGACTTCACGGTCGCAATGCTCGCATTTTGGCTCCCATGCGGTGAAGTAACCATGTTCCTCGCACTTATAGTCACGCAGAATTCCCATTTCGTCCTCCAGCGGTCAGTTCTTCCTCAAATGTGGGGTCTGAATAGTCAGATTTGTTCTTCAGGCCCACTTTCAAGCCTATTTTGCCGTCCTTGATGGTCAGAGTGTTGGCTTTGACCACTCTGGGCTTCGGTTCCTGCCGGTAAAGCAGTCTCCGGCGCTGGTCGCGGCCATAGACCATCACGACATCGCCCCTCGCCATCCGTTCTAGGGCGCGAGAGACGCAGATTTGGGTGTGCTCCGTCATAGGGAGTGTTTTGTCGTGGAACACACGGTACAGGAGGCTTGGAGAAAGGCCACAAAACTCTGCGAACATTTGGATCGACAGAGTTCTGTCCTCGTCCTGCCAGAACCTTTCCATCCGGCGATAGATCTCGGCTTTGGTGAGGATCTTCATCATTAGCCATATCCAATCCGCTTCAGATAGTCAGAGACATTGCGACCAACCGTTACTTCTTCCGGCGTCAAGGCTTCTTGAGCCTTAGAAACGTCACGGGTCAAGCGACGGATCAAAAGCTGGGGCTGGACTTGCTCGGCATAGGCGGCTGCGGCCAAGGCTGCGGCAATGACGCGATCATCTTTGCCACGACCAGGAGCTTGAATCGAGCCGCCGTCACGCACGATGCCCTTCATCTCTTCAAGAAGCTCCATTGAATGCACGCGCATGATGTCGCGCTCGAAATAATCCTTGAAGTAGTTGAGCATACGTTCTTTGGATGCGTGTGTGGTCAGCCAACCAATCGAATTTGAAATGCCACCAAGCGTATCGTTCTTACGCCAGATGTAATTGGTCATGTGAGATAAGACGGCCATGAGTTCACGGCCACCTTGCTCAATCGGCGTCACGCTTGCTTGTCGCTTGAGGTTTCTAAGTTCGTTGATGACGGCTTGGCCGGGGCCGTTAACTTCCAGATTAAGCGTAGAATTTTTATACGCTCCAGCCAAGTGAGCGATGACCCACGCAAATTGGTAAGTGTTAAGCTCACTAGTTGCGAATTCGGCGACCTGATCGATGCCATCAGCGTAGCACCGGAAAACTTGAATACTGAAACGGTCGGCCCAATCGCTACTCCCGTAAGCTGGATCGGCTCCAATGACATAGTAGGCTGTGTCGATGGGCTCTTCCCAGATTTTGAGAGTGCAGACTTTGTCTGAGCTTTTGAGGACTTCGGTGTCTTGGAAGTTCGCGCCAAACGCATAGCGGTAAGCGTCGAATTTTTTATTTTTCGCGGAGCGCGCGGCATCAGAGCACCTTGCGTTAGAGAAGAAGTTCGTGCCTGTCATTACGAAGGCATAGTCTTCCGTTGGCGGGAATTCTTGATACATGAGTGCATCGTCTTTAATACCTTCATGCAGTTTCCAGCGCCACCAAGCGATCTGACGCGAATTGATTTCAACGCCATACATCTTCTTGATGTCGCGAACCCATTCTTTTTCTTCGCCGGTCAGTCGTCCATCCCAATAGGTCTTGTATTCAGGCGTTGATGGGTCAGCCGAGTAGAATTGGTTATGCCACCAGCCACAGAAAATAGCTCGCTGTGTGCGAGCGCGTTTAGCTGTGACATACATATCGTGAAACATATTGAACCCACGCGCCGTGCTCTCAAAGAGATAGAGACGGTCAGGGTTCTTTTCAGCTAACGAGGCAAGCAGAGAAGCAAGCCCTTCTTCATCGCCCCAAGAGCTTGTTTCAGTGCCGTGTAGGTAGGTGATTGCCTTACCGCGTCCAAGCGAGCCTTTAGCGCGCAATCCCGCCACCTGATAGAACAGTCGAGAGCGATTTCGGAGAGAGAGCGCATTACGATTATGTGTAACTTGCGGTATTTTGAATTGAGGAGGAAGTCCGTCCATGTACATAGCCAGTGTGGTGCGGAACATATCCCTATTTTCTTCTGTATCAGTAGTGAGAGTTCCTTGGAGACCTGGATGAGTAAAGTGCCAGTAAAGATCAAGAGCCAGAGAAATGGTAGTAATGCCCAACTGACGGCCTTTAAGAATAACGAAGAAATGGCAGTCATCTTCTAGCCCCTTGGCGATCTCATTCATCGTATAGGTCTGAGTGCCCAACAAAGTGTCGAGCCGCTTCAAACCTTGCTCTTTCGTTTCGATACGAAGCTGGCGACAGAAATGATAAAACTTCTCGACGTTGAATGTCATGTTAGCCGCCGCTGTTATAGAGGGTCACGCGCTTATTGATTGTTTCTTCTTTTTCCAACAATACGGCTTTGCGATCATTCTTCAAAGCGATGTCTGCATTGCTGATTGTATAGGTATCAATCTCGTCGCTGTCGCGTGCTGCTTTCTGTTTTGCAGGCACACCGCAACCAGGACAGAAGCGCTTGATCTGATCTTCGAAGTCACGCGCCACAGATTTCCACCAGCCATCTGTCACCGGCTGACCATGATCTTGTCCACGAGCCAAGTCAAAGCTCGCAGCAACTTCACAGAAGTAAACACGAAGTTCGCCCTTGTTCTGGACGATAGAGGCTGACCATTCTTTGTTGATGTCGCAGTTAGAAATTCTTTCCCACATTTCTTTCTCAGGAAAGAGATCTTTGACTGCGGTTAAAAGCGGTGCGTGTTCAGAATGACCACCGTAAAACCATGACAGAGCGCCGTTGCTTGAGACAGTTTTGTGTAGGTCAAGAAGATTAGCTTCCGCACGAGCCTCACCGTGGCTGTTGAGGTTAAACGTGCCAAAGGTCTCTTCGATGATCGTGCGATGCTTGAAGTAGTTGTTGGTCCACAGACCGCGCTGCAACTTGTTGGGCACTTCCTCGACAAAGATCCTGCACAGTTCCTCAAAGTCTTTGTGCATACATGGATTGCCGCCGATCATGGCGATAACGCCAAAATAGCCTTTGAGGCTTTGCAGGGCTTTGCGGAAATTGTCAGGCGTCATTTCCCAAAACGCATCCTGGTTCTCAAGGAGCCTGGTGCAGTTCGAGCAAGCAAGGTCGCATTTGTTGGTCACATCAATGCAGATGATGTGCATATTGCGCGGCCCGCGCATTTTCAGAATGGCGTTATCTGCGTAGGTCATTTGGTGTCCTTTGCCCAAGGATAGCCATCGGGAAACTGTGCGCGTGTCTTGATGTTGCCTTCAAAGAAAAAGCTACGCAAATCACGCTTGCTATTGAGGCGGTAGTTTAAACTGTAAAGACCCGAGCAGGCGCTATCGAGTTTATTTTCTTTGAGTGCCTGGTAAACAAAGCGGTCGCCAACCATAAGTTCGCCGGTGGTGCGATACCAGAGCGGCGCGATCTGGACTGCGATCATGCGGTCCATAAGGTAGCAATTAAGGTCAATAAAGCCGCTGTAGTGCCCAAGGCTTTCAAAGTCATCGTTGGCAAAGAATGAGCCATCGACATTGCGAATACTACGCAGAGAATAAGCATAGGGCCGTTCACCTTTAGCCTCCACGAGTTTTTCGATGTGATTAGGCTCAAACCAATTATCATCGTCTAGCCAGCATATCATATCTTCTTGAACGAGATATGCGGAGGCCGCAACGATGCCGCCATTCATCATGCCATTGATGCCGGTACGAACAGGCAAGGCGCATTTGTGAACAATGCGCGGTTTGTTGCTAGGACCAAGGCTTACTTCAAATGTGTCATGTTCATACATCCCGTCAACAAAGATGTAATGCTCGCAAGGATATGTCTGAGCAGCGACACTATCCATTGCCTGTTGAAGTTCTTTGCGCCCGGTGGTCGCGGTGACGACGGCAACAGTTTTCATTTTACGATCCCCTTGAAGTATTCGATGGTTGTCTTGAGGCCGTCTTCAAGATCGACGCGCGGCGACCATTTCAATTCATCCATAGCTTTCATAATGGACGGGCGACGGCGGGTTGGGTCATCGGTCGGCAGAGGCCGGAACGCAATCTCAGATTTGCTGCCTGTCAAAGTTTTGACAGCTACAGCTAGTTCCAGCATCGTAAATTCTTTAGGATTGCCCAGGTTGACCGGCTCGGTGACGTTTGAGTTCATCAGTTTGACCAGGCCGTCGATCAGGTCTGAGACGTAGCAGAACGAGCGGGTCTGTCGTCCATTGCCATAGATAGTTAGGGGTTTGCCTAACAGGGCTTGGACAATGAAGTTTGAGACCACACGGCCATCATCAACGGCCATGCGCGGCCCGTAGGTATTGAAGATACGGGCGACACGCACATCGACCCTGTGCTGCCGGTGGTAGTCGTAGCAGAGTGTCTCTGCCGCTCGCTTGCCCTCGTCATAGCAGGCCCGTGGGCCATTTGGATTGACGTTACCCCAATAGCTTTCGGCCTGGGGATGCTGCGTCGGATCGCCATAGATCTCAGACGTCGAGGCTTGCAAGACGCGACCACCGTGGGCCTGGGCGTTGCGCAAGGCGCAATGCATGCCAATGATATTGGTCATCAAGGTTTCGATGGGTTGACGTTGATAGGCCACCGGCGAGGCGGGGCAAGCCAGGTTATAGATCTGGTCAAACTTCTCAGGAATGCCGTGCTTGACGTTAATTTCCCAAAGCCGAACCTTTTCAACGTGCGGAATGTTTTCAAGACTGCCGGTCGAAAGATCATCGAGCACGGTAATGTTGTGACCGTCCTTCAAAAGCCTATCGACCAGGTGAGACCCCAAGAAGCCAGCGCCGCCGGTTACTAGAATTTTCATAATCCACAGACCTTTGCGAGATGTCGTTTATCGAAGTCTGGCATTTTATAACCAATGCCACGAACCGTCTGAATGTGAACGCCGTGCTTTGCGAGCTTGTGTCGCAACTTGCAGATCGTGACCTTCACCCTGCCGGTGATGTGGTAGTTATTGGTCGATCTGCTTTGGTGGCAGAAGCCTTCCATGATCTCATCCAGAAAGTCCTGCGTTGCCACGTTTGCGTTATAGAGCGCTTGCGTCAAAAGCGCCTGCTGCGGCGATAGGCTCAACTTTCCAGCGAACGGATTGATCTTAGGACTAAGCGTATCTTTCAGATACTCGACCTCGCCCTCAAGATAGGCCACCCGTTGCCGCAAGGCGGCGATTTCTTTTTGATAAGCATCCATCATCGTCCCCACGATGTTAATGAACCTTAAATAAGGAAGAACCGTTATTAAAGCAAAACGCCTCTTCCTTAAATAGTTGGTTGCAGGGGCAGGATTTGAACCTGCGACCTTCTGGGTATGAACCAGATGAGCTACCAGACTGCTCTACCCTGCGCCAATCTTAGTAACAGTTCGTCGTGCAGTTATTGCCGTAGCAGCAAGTCGTGCAAGTCGTATAGCGACCGTTCACATAGTAGGTGTGCGTCGAGCAAGATGCTGCCGCCACCGTCGGTGCAAGAAGGCCCATCGTCAAGGCCAAACCAATCAAGAATTCACGCATCGTCCCATCTCCTCAGTCAATGCGCCACACGCGCATTCCCTCATCCAGCGCCCGCGTCGCAAAACGCCCGCCATAGGTCCGGCCATACCGGCTGATCAAGCTCCTCGCCGTCGCCAGAAACTTCTCCTTGCCCGTCTTAGGCCACTCCACAAAGAAGCTGTCACCAACCTCCATGTCAGCCAACGGAAACCGATACTTTGTCGGTCTCGTGTAGGACGGGATCGGAACCCCAGTCTCAATCCTCATGTTCATTCCCCAATCAAATCAGTACGCAACACTAACACAATAGTATTCAGAACGGAAATTTTTTTGGGGGAAGAGCGATGTGGGGTGCACGTTCTATAGAGCCCAGGGACCATTCACCTTTCCCAAAGCACCTGTCAGTCCTTTGACACTGTCAATCTAATGACATCTACATGGTAAACGTGTGTATTAGGGTAATCTACTGCATGATTGCGTGTAATGACAGGGCGACCCAAAACCAAACGGACCGGCGCGCGGGTGGAGACAGTCTCACTTCTATATCAAAACCCTAAACTGGGTTTTTTATATATATTATATATATTACACCACTATGAGTTATTTATATATATATGGGGCATGAATAGATTGACTATATGATAAGGTGTGACAAGATGTGCATATGAACAAGGGAGCACACAATGTCACATGAAACCGCATCTATTATCGCAATGGCCGTCATGACGTTTGGGCCTTTCGTTTGGCTTCTATGGCCTACTGAATAAGGGGATCTCACCATGCAATATGCTCAATGGCTCAAAACAGTTTCCGATAGATCTCTGACAATGCTTTGGGTGCGTTACTGCGGACCTAGTGAAATAAACTGGCAATCAAGCCGAGACGTTGAACGGGCTTATTTGATCGACAATGAAATGACGGAAAGGGGCTTGCTATGAAAAACACTCTTATCGTCATCGAATTCCTGGGCTTTCTGGTCGGGGCTCTCTTTATGGGAGCCTTAGCAGCCTTGTGCCTGATTTACCTGTTTCACTAAGGGGACGTAACATGGATCTTACATCTGCATTCCTGGACGGCTATAACTGCCAATGCGGCGATATAGATAATCCCTATATCTACTCGAGCCCTTTGTGGCTCGCATTCCGTGCCGGATCTCAATTTGCAAAGTATGGCACTAGCACCCCGATTAAATGCCGATCGAGCCGGGGCTACACTCTGCGCGTGTTCAGCCATTCAAATGAATGGATCGCAAAGCCTGATAACACTCTCCTCTCATGGGAATTCGCTCGCAAGTAGCATTGCAGATCCGAGAGCCTCACGGGGCTCTCCAGTGTGCAATGGTGCACAACATGGGGACGAACATGCAGATCAATCTCAAAGCACTCAAGGTGGCCGCTCTATTCGTTTCGAGCGACGAGGCCCGTTACTATCTTATGGGCGTTTGCGTCGAGTCACGTCCAGACGGATTCGTGTTTACCGCCACGAATGGTCATTACCTCACTATGGTTCGGCATGATTACATGGATGGTCAGGTCATGCAGTCCTGGGCACCGTTCATTATCCCGATCAGCCTGATCGACCGTGTAAAGCTATCCCGCCATTGCGACGTCGCGGATCTCGACCTGAATGGCGACGCAATCTCAATTCACTACATGGGCGCGACGTACACCGAGAACCGTGTAGATGGCACATTCCCTGACGCGCGCCGTGTCGTACCGGCTTCAGTATCGGGCGAAGTAGCACAATTTAACCCGGCCTATATCGCCCTGTTTGGCAAGGCTAAGGCTCTAATCAAAGGCTCAAAAGGTGAGAACCTGATTACCATTGCCCACAATGGTGGAAGCCCTGCCCTGGTCGATTTTGTGCCATCTGATGCAGACTTCCAGGGCTTTGGCGTTCTGATGCCATACCGCGCAGCCGAGTGCCTGACAGCGCCTCCAGCCTGGGCAAATGTGATCGGCTCAAGTGTCGCTCAAGCGGCATAAGATTAACTTTACATTAACTGAGCCCGTGCTACCATGTGCGGGCTCTAACCATAGGGGACGAACATGAGCGACTACAACGGATGGACTAATTACTCGACCTGGCGCGTCAATCTCGAGCTGATCGACGGGCTCGATCCGCGTGACATGGGATGGCACAAGCTCGATCGATATGACCTGGCAAGCGCGCTTAAAGACTACGTTGACGAATTGCTCGAGAGCTCGACGCCCGAGGGAATTGCGCTCGACTATGCCAGGGCCTTTGTGTCCGATGTAAACTGGTACGAGATTGCCGAGGGCATGATCGAGGCATACGCCGACGAAACCGAGGAGGCATAACCATGCGACCGAGCACCCCCGACACACCCCGCGATGAAATATGCGCAGACGTAAATCCGCAGCTCTGGCACTTTTTTCTCGGTCGCATAGGCGAACGCCTAAAGCCATCAAACTATACCGAAGCCGAGGTAGTCCAGATTCTCGATCAAATGGAACTAGCTTCCAAAGCCATAGAAAGCACCCTGGAACGGCTGGCATTGTTTTTCACCCCTACATACCCGGGAAACACTCGACCGCACTAGACGGGCTTCTAATTCAATCTGAGAGCATAGTGGGGGCGAGAGCCCCCATTTTATTTATCCCAATACCTATTCCGCTCTGAATAGGTCGCCGCATAGGCCCGATCAAACTCCATCGGGTTAGCACATGGCAGCGTGAGACCCTTGCCGCCAGTCGCCAGATGAGCCCTCCAGGCGCGCAGGGTTCGCTTTTCGCCCGCGCGCTCGAGATAGGCTTGCCATTGCTCCCAGATATGCTTTTCGGCCTCGGCGTTTTCCGGCTCCGGCCTTGCCATGATAGCAACGGCCTGCCCTGGATGGTCCTGCATATAGGCCAGGATGCGCCCGTAAATGTCGTGTCCCTTCACCATGCCACCGGTTGCCATCACTTGCCCTCCCGCAGTTGAATGCGCTTGCGCCAATACTCATCATTCGTCAGTTGGTAATCAGGCACATTGCGCAGATCGCGTTCCCGCGCGCGCGCCGGTTGAGGCGCTTCCTTGGCAGGCTCGTCGAGAAACCGGTCCTGATTGAGAAACGTCGCCGGGTTTAGCCACGGCCTTTCGGGGGGTTTTGAGTTAACATAGCTCGTAAGCCCCTTGATGATCTGGTCCAGCGTGTTCCCGCGTTTGCGAGCTCGCACATAAGCCGCAGCCGCAGCGGGCTTGCCGACCTTGTTCGGCCACACCGGCCAGAACTGTTCCTTGAATTCCAGATCGAAAGACAGAGAGCGCGTCTCGCGCGCGTTTTTATCTAAGGGGATTATATTCTGAGAGGGGGGGTATATATTATTACTATATACGGCGGGGGGGAGAGAGTCCGCTGACATAGGTGTGGACATTCCACTGGACGTTCCTGCTGACTGTCCACTGGACACCTTCTTTCGTTGATTGTTTTTGTGTCTGCGCCAGCGTTCGCGCTTGGTCGAAATCTCTTGGTCGAGCGCGTTCTGTTTTTGCTCCATCTCGCGCGCAGCAAAGAGCGCAGCTTCCATCGGCGCTCCAAGATCGACTAGCTTTTGAATGAACTCTGATATTGTCATCGGTTTAACCCTTTTATTGTTTTGGGTTGCACGATGACCAGGGCCACTGTATATAGTGGGTCAAGCCAACGCGCACCTGTCCTGCGTGTTGTTTCAGAAGCCCCGTCGGTTCTTCCCCCGGCGGGGTTTCGTTTTCTACTCTACACCTTTTCAGTCCAGCGCCAAGCACTACTCTTCGTCACTTCGCCAGCCTCTTCATGGTCTCTGCGCCAGAGCGAGATGGCGTGTAAGACTGTCGTGTGATCGTGGTTCGACCGGCGACCAATCTCGGCAATGCTCATGTGCGGCAGATCCCGCGCGCAGCGATACCAAAAATACCGGCGAACCATCACCAGCTCTTTCAGCCTGCGACGCCCGACAATCTGCTTTTCAGGAATGCCGGTCTCCTGGGAAATCTCTCTCAAGATCGACTTGTAGGTCGGCTTGCCCTCCGGCTCAGAATTTTTCCAGGGGATAACCTCATGGGCCATCCTGTACCATTGCTCGATATTCTGAACGGGCTTGCGTTCTTCTTTCGTTGCTAATTCGGTCTCGTTGACTGACTCAATTTGAGGTTTTGGAATGAAAACGGGTTTCGGCGTTTGAACATATCCCAAACGCTTACGCACCTGTGCATAATGTGTGGATAATTCTCGCTCATAATCTGTCAACATCTTGAATTTCCTCACTAATCTGAGGTTCCTGCGACAAGTTGTCGCACTTTTCTTCTTCCAGGCTTAGCGCCTGTTTAAGCAGGCATCTTACCGCATCTGCTTCGCTCTTGAAGCGATTTTTGAAACGGAATTCGTCGATTGCCTGCGACAATCTGTCGTCGATGAGCCAAACTTTGCGTTGCATGGTAGTCCCCTGTTTTGACAATAATAGTGTTTAACCCATGTTAATCTACTTGACAAGGTGTCAAATCACATATTATTTGGACTTTGTGCAACCGACACAAAGGGGACGAGCATGGACGGTTTCTCACAAGCAGAACGCGCAGCCGCGTGGTGGGCTACTGACAGCCGCAGAGCGGTGTCTGGGCATCTGATGGATGTCATTCTCGAGAAGCGTGGCGAGAAAGAGCGCGCTGATCTCTCCGAGGTCGAGGCGGTGCAGATGGGGCTCATCATGCAGCCGACCATCGCGCAGATCTTCACCGAGCAAACCAAGATCAATACCAGGCCGCTCGACATTGCCGGTACACATCGCCAGCACGAATGGCTTCGCTCGCACTTTGACTTCTTGTGCGAAGACGGCGGGCTCCTGGAGGTTAAAAACTTCAATGCAAGCGTCATCAACAAATACTCAGAGCCAGACGAGCCGATTAAGCTCCCTGAGGCTGATTATGTGCAATGCCTTCACGAAGCGACCGTCTATGGATGCTCGCACGTTTACTTCGCGGTGCTATTTGGTGGTCAACGCTTTCGCTATTGGAAGCTCGAATTCACTGACGCCGAGAAAGAGGCATTCATCCAGCGCGCAGCGCAATGGTGGGCCTACATCCACTCGCACACATTGCCACCAGCAGAAAACACCGAGCACCTGAAGATCTTGCACCAGCAAGACAACGGACACGTTGTGACAGCAACGGCGCAGATTGAGAATGCTTGTGAAGTTCTTCGCAGGATCAAGGCGCAAATGACTGCGCTCGAAGAGGCTGAAGAGAAGACAAAATTCATCATTCAAAACTTCATGGCCGACAAGGCCGAGTTGGTTTCTGTTGCTGGCGACACGCTTGCAACATGGAAGACGAGTAAAGCGAGTAAAAAGTTTGACGCGAAGGCGATGGAGAAAGAAATTCCAGAGACCTACAAGCGTTATCTACGTGACGCACCTGGCTCACGCCGCTTCCTTCTAAAGTGAGGACAAAATGGAAAACAATTCACATCGCATTTTGCGAATTTACGAAGACAAATATGGGCAGGAACAAGGAGTTGCCTTGGTGGAGGTTCCGACTATGCGCGACCAGTTCGCGATGGCGGCGCTGAATGGCATTACAGCGAATGCTTTCAAAGTTGGCGGGCCGGAATACTTTGCAAATCAAGCCTATGCCATTGCTGATGCAATGCTCAAAGCGCGGGAGGCTAAGTGATGTCCAATGCTATCGTTCCGTACAACGATCAAGAACGCATGGCGCAGGCTATTGCGAAAAGCCAGCTATTCGGCCTTAAAAACGCTGATCAAGTCTTGGCTCTCATGGCAGTCGCGCAAGCAGAGGGACGCCACCCAGGGTCCGTTGCGCGTGACTATCATATCATTCAAGGCCGACCGGCCCTTCGTGCAGACGCAATGCTCGCGCGTTTCCAGCAAGCAGGCGGATCTGTTCGATGGATCAAATACGCCGATGACGAAGTGAAAGCAGAATTCAGTCATCCGCAAGGTGGCAATCTCACACTGTCATGGACATTCGATCAGGCTAAACGTATTGGCCTGACCGGCAAGGACAACTGGCGCAACTATCCACGCGCTATGTTGAGAGCCCGTGTGATCAGCGAGGGAATTCGTACGGTGTACCCTGGCGTTCTCACGGGCGAATACACGCCTGAAGAGGTGATGGATTTCACGCCCGACCCGATGGAGAAGATTACGGTCGAAGTCGATGAGGGCGAGTACACAGATGGTATCGTGCTTTACGTCCCTGAAGCAGACGGCTCGGTTCGTCCCTATAAGACCTGTGCTTCAATCGACGAATGGCGCGATACCTACTTCACTCTGCTCGACACTGTTCGCAATGCCAAAAAGCTCACTGACGAGCAAAAGGCAGAAAAAGTGCAGGGATTGACAGATGCGAATAGAGAAACTGTCGAGAAGTACATTCTTAACAACGAGGACATGGAAGATGGCGAGCAACTTTAAGCAAAAAGAGGGCACGGGCGTTCTTTTCACCAATAGCGACAAGAAGCACGAGAAAGCACCTGATTATAAGGGCACTCTTTTGCTTGATCGTGATTATGCGAAAGGTTCAGAGGTGAAAATCTCTGGATGGAAGAAAGCGACGGTTAAAAACCATCTTATTTCACTGAGTATCGACAACTACTCAGCGAACAAGGATAAACAGTGGCCTAAGCCGGTGCATGACGATGAGGTTCCGTTTTGACGACGGTGATCTTCACCATTCCAGGCACAGCGCGGGGCAAGCAACGGCCTCGCGCAACGCGCCAAAACAGGGTTTACACGCCTAAAGAAACTGTAAACCAGGAAGCCTATATCAAGATGCTCGCCGCAACTGCCATGCGCGGCTTTGCACCGTTTGGAGGTCCATTAGAGGCTACTTTCAACATAAGCGTGGCAATACCAAAATCTTTTACCCGACGAGACCTCGAATTGAGTTTAGCGGGTAAAAAATGGCCTACATCGAAGCCGGACATCGACAATGTGGTGAAACTGCTTTGCGACGCAATGAACGGGATCTGTTATCACGATGATAAGCAGATCGTGGATCTATTGGTCACAAAGTCATACGCATCACACGCCGAGACGACGGTGATGATTAAGATGAAAGGGGTCGAGCATGGCTGCGGTGAAAGACAAGCTGATGAAGTTGGAGGAAGCGTATAGCTTCTTTCGTGATCCAGAAATCGGCATGGCAATCGACACAATCAAAGTGATGGAAGCTCGCATTGATGTTCTTGAGGACGCGCTGCGCGATGTTCTGACGTACTTCATTCAGTCGAGTGCAACATCTGTCATGCCGCCCAAGCCAATCGACAACGCATGGCGTGTGTTGGAGGAGGGCATCGTATGACTGATGATCTTGTGAAGCGGTTGCGTGATGCAACTGAATGGCCAAATGATTTACGCGAAGAAGCAGCGGATCACATTGAAGCATTGGAAGCGGCGCGTGATGGTGCATACACAGAACGCAATCGCTTGGTTGCATTCCTTGCCAGCATCTATTCATCTGGCGTGAAGAAGACAGCCATCCCCGGTTGGGATGAGTCGTGGCATGGATGCGTTTATATTGACCTACCAGTGGGACAAGCATCCTGGCATTTTCACGACAGTGAAGCACACCTATTTGCTCATTTGCCTCCGTATGAAGGTGAATGGGATGGGCATACAACGGAAGAAAAGTATGAACGCATTGCTCGCGCTGCACTAGGGGAGAAGAAAGATGACCGATGATCTTGTGAAGCGGCTTCTGGATTGGTCTGAATACGATGAAGGCAAGATCAACGACGCCCGTGAAGAAGCCGCGTACCGGATTGTGCAATTACAGGAAACGGTTGAGGTAATGCAAGACCAGATTAGAGAACTTCAATGGAATTTAGAATGTAAAGATGATTTGCATCAGCAAGACTACGAGCGTCTTAGGCATTACCAAATCGCATTAAGCGATATATCAAAAATGACTATGTGCATGGCTGTTAGTTACGCTGATCTTGCACAAAAACAAAAGGACATTGCTATCGCTGCACTAGGAGAGAAGAAAGATGACTGACTATACAGGCAAGAATGGCATTCAAGTGACGCCAAACAAAGAAGATCAGGTCATCAAGCTGCATATGTTCCTTGATGGCGCATATACAACTTGGGTTGAGTTTAATGAAGAGCAAATAGAAAGCTTGCTCCGTGAAATTGAAATTGCCCGCGCTGCACTTAGGGAGAAGAAAGAACAGGAGTGGGACTAATGAGTGAGCCACCGTTAGGACCGTGGCCGTTCATAGCGGTCATCGTGCTATCACTGCTATCTATCTACTGGGGACTGACGAAATGAACCACAAAGATCTACTCGCTGACGCCGTTGCAACGCTTCGTGATCGCGGCAATCGTTACGGGCCTATGGAAGAGATGTTCGACCGTACTGCTCGCCTCGCATCCATCATTCTTGATCGTACCGTGACGCCTTACGAGATCACTACGATCTTGAAGTGCCTGAAGGACGCTCGAAAGAAATATGATCGTGGCAATCCAGAGCACTACATGGATAACGTGAATTACGAAGCCTTCTCTGCTCAGTTTATTCTTGCACCAGTCGAGGCAAGTGCTGCTGACATAGCAGAAGATCAAATGATCAAAGCGATGGCTCAAAAACTTGCGCCTCACCAGCCTGAAGGGGAAACTGATGTCTGATACCAAGAAGATCTTTATCGCGACGCCTATGTACGGTGGTATGTGCACAGGGTTCTATGCGCAATCACTGCTTATGATGCAGAGCATCTTTGCTGCCAATCAGATCGAAAGCTGCTTGTCTTTTGTGTTCAACGAAAGCCTGATCACGCGCGCTCGTAATTCGCTTGTGAATACCTTTCTCAAAACAGACAGCACGCATCTTCTGTTCATTGATGCTGATCTGAAGTTCGATCCGTCTGGCGTGTATCACATGATCATGGCTGACAAGGATGTCATCTGCGGCATTTACCCTAAGAAAGAAATCAACTGGTACACAGTTGAGCAAGCCGTCAAAAACGGAGTGCCGACTGATCAACTCAAGCACCATACCGGCTCTTGGGTGATCAATCTGGTTGGCTATGAGGGGAATGTCGAGGTTCCTATCAATGAACCTTTCGAGATTTGGAATGGCGGCACAGGCATGATGCTGATCAAGCGTGAAGTCTTTGAGAAGATGAAAGAAGTCACGCCGATCTATAAGAACGACATGGTGGATCTTGGAGGCCAGACGCAAATGGCTGAAGAGATCTATATGTTCTTTGATACGTCTATCGAACCAGAGACGCAGCGCTATCTGTCAGAAGACTATCATTTCTGCCGTAACTGGAGACAGTTGGGCGGCAAAGTATGGGCTGCGCCTTGGCTGACGCCTGGACATATCGGTTCTTATGTCTTTGAAGGCCAGCTAACCCAGAACAAGCCTACTGAGTAAGCATCTTTAAAGCTGTGGCGCGGACGCGCTCTACACGGGCAGTCCAGCCACGGCCATAATATCTAAACGTGCTCAGGTTTTCTAAGAAACCAAGACGCTCATTGCAGACGCGCTCTATGATCAATCTAGGCATCATCATTTGAACAGCGTTCAATGTGATAGGACCGATCTTTCCATCTGCCTCTACGCTGACAGCGTGTTGAAGCATCTGCGCGGCTCTACCAGGGCCAGAGTTAACGGCAAGATCCATCACCGCATAGTCCACGCCTGAGGGAAGCTCATCGCATCGGCACTTATCCCAATACATCTTCTTGTAGAAGGGTTTGACGATGAAAGGTTCGAGGTCTTTCATGTCTTGTACGGTCACTGGATGGCCTACATAGGCTTCCCAGGACGCTTTGGTGACGCCGAGGTTAGTCGCACCACCGGGATCGTTCTTGTCGTTGTTAAAGCCGCCCTCTTCTCGGAGGATAAGAGGGAAAACGATTTCCCAATTCTTCGCGCTCATTTGCTTGCGACGCCCTTGATCTTCTCGTAGGTGCGCAGACCACCCATGCCGAGCATACCGAACATCAGCTGCCAGAGCGTGTCATCCAACTTTGGTGGAGTGCCGAGATTATAGTGGAACATAGCTGCCAGCCACATAGAAAGAGGGACAGCAACGTACTGATAGCCAAGAGCAACAGCGCAAATCCACCCAATAGCGGGACGCCAGCCAGCGACAAAAACACTAGAAGAAGATGCTTCATTCTCGTTCACCTTATTCTGTGCGTCATCCCACTTCATAAGGGCATTACGAAGCTCGTTCTCTGCGTTCACCTTAGCAACTGGATCTGGAACAAATTTATCCAGAACCTTCAGGCCAGCAGCAATGGCATCATCAATTCCGAAAGCCATTATCTGCACCCCCAACGCCGACGCGCAGCACGGCCTCGTTCGCCTTTCCAGCTACGAGACCGAGCGCAGAAGCTCTTGTGACGGGGGCTCTTGGGATCTTTGGTTGGAGCCTTCAGCTTGCTGCCGGTAGCTCTATTGTACTTTGCGCGGCCTTTAGCAGTCAGGCCACCACCCGCCTTGACCGAGAGCTTTTCGCCACGACCAACAGAAAGTGATGGGCCTTTCTTCTTAGCCATTACCGCACCTGTACAGCCGTTAAGATGATGGAAGGAACAGCTGGCGTATCAGCGGTGGCGTTTTCCTGTTCAAACAGAATGTTCGCATTGTCTGTTTTGAACACCATCTCGACATATTGACCAGCGGTCACGCTAACGATGAAGTTCCAAGCTGCGACAACATAAGGCGCATTAGAAGGAACAGTCACCTTGGTGTCAGAATTAGCAATGTCGCTGCCATTCAGCCTGAACCAAATGTTGATGGTACTTCCAGATCCACCGCCACCCGTATTGTGCAGCTGCGCCGAGAATTGAATGTTGTAAGTGCCAGCATAGGCAAAAGTCATGCGAGACTTTTTACCGCTAGTACCCAGCTCCATCGTGATGCCAGCCGCATCAGCCGTGTTTTCAGCGTACAACAAAGTGGGAGTGTTGACGCCATCAGACTGATCTAAACTGGAATAGAACGAGCCATAGTAACCCTGATTGCCAGAGGCATAGGTGATGTTCAGAGTGTTGGCTGTTCTAAAAACCATTTAAGCACCGTCGCCTGGGGTGATGTTGACGATAGCCGTGCCGGTTGCAGTCGCGCCCGTGAAATACTGATTGGCGTTCAGCGTGAAGATCTCAACGCCGCCACCAACCAAGCTCAAGGTCGAACCGGCAGGAGCCGTATTAGCCATAGTCGCAGCCGCATTAGCAGTTGAACCAAAGCCAAGATAAACGACCACATTGCCGGTGTTATGGATGCGGTACTGCGTTGCGCCAATGATCGTACCCTGTGCCTGAACGGCAGTGGGAGGAGATACAGCCGCGACAAAGCTCACCGTATTGCCCATAGGGCTGAAAGGCATGATACCCATTAGAGAGTACCTTTCTCCGGCTTGCTGGTCGGGCTGTTCTTCATGTCGCCAGTGCGACCAGAAAAGTCCCAAACAGAAGTAAAGCCACCAATCGGAGCTTTGCCGGGAGTGAAGGTGTTATGGCCTCGACCCATCGTGTTACGGACGGTCTGTGGCTTGGTCGCCTTAGCGGGCCATGCCTCTTCATTCAGGTTCTTGTTGGATGACGGCTCTTTCACGGGCAGGCTCCTTCTTAGATGAGCGGGCTTCTTTTGCGAGACTTGGGATAAAGACTAAGACCGCAAACCCTCCGGCGACGTATAGGCGCTCCGTCGTTGGAGCATACATTGCCCAGGAAGCAAGCCCGAAAGTCATCCAAAGCCCCATAAGGGTTAGTAGGCGAGCCGTGATCACGGTGAAGGCCGTGCGCACGAGCGCTAGAACAGTAGCATCCACGATTTGTCCCCAACGGTAGTTGAGCGGTCATTAGACCTCATCCTCCGTCAAAAATCCAGACCCGTAGACATCATCGTTCATTTTTTGTTTAATTTTTTCAAGGTTCATTGCGCGGTCTATAACCTTGAGTTTGACTTCTAGCTCAACGTCTGGGTCGCGCATGACCGTCTCAAGCAGCGTGTTGATCGCTATCTCAAGATCTGGGTTGATGCCGTTTTGCTTCTTAGCCACGGTCGCTCTTCCGCTTAGACTTGCCAGCCGATGACAGAGCAATCGCTACAGCCTGTTTCTGAGGCTTGCCGCGCTTGATCTCTTTGCTGATGTTCTCGCTGATCGTCTTTTTAGACGAGCCTTTTTTAAGGGGCATTGCGTTTTTTCCTTTTGCTGCGGTCGATCTCCTGGCCGACAGTGCCAGCCGCCACACGCTCACCGAGCAAGCGAGGCATCACAGGTTGACCAGGCTCCATGCCTCTCTGGATAGTACGCGCCGTCTGAGTGCGGCCACCAAGCACAGTGCTAAGAGCACGACCGGCACGACCCATAAGAGCAGTGACAACATCTTGACCGGCATATTCAGGGCCAGCAGCGCGACCACGAATTTGAAGCTGTTCACCGATTTGACCGAGCTTATAAAGCGGGTGGCGCTCACTCACACCTCGTGACGCAAGCTCTTTGCCTAGCTGTTCGAGATCCACATTGCCACCAAATATACCAGGCGAACGACTTTGGATTAGACTCTCAAGGGTCTTAGCCGCCGTGTACTTGCGATTAGCTTCTGCAAGTTGCTTGGCAAGTTTAGGGTTTTCCCTAGCAATGGCTGCATCAATCTGTTGAAGCAGATCACGCGCACGATTGGCGTTCAATCCATCACTAACAGAAATCTCGCTCAAGCGACTGCGAAGCGCCTGCAACTGGCTGCCGTCAATCTTGGCCGTGGTCTTGCCAACAGGCTCAACAGGCGTGGCAACAGGCTTACCACCGACTGGTTCAGCGGCCTGCTTGAGTTGAAAGACTTCGCGAATAGCATCTTCGCCAATCGCTTTGCCTTCCCAATTCTGACGCATGAAGTTATCAACTTCTTTAGTCAAAGGCGTATGACCGACAACCCTGGTGTAGATTGCCTTCCACATATCCGCGATGCCTTTGAAGAATTTATCAACGACGGTCAGCGGTTCAGACTTAGTGGTAATCCAACGCGAAACTTGCTCGGCATACCACTCGTTAAAATTGCGGATGTAACGGCCATATTCACCAGGCTGGACAAGCGCTTGACGGCTGGCTTCTCCATACTTGGCAGACGTAATGGGTCGATATTGTTCGACCGTCTTAGTGCCGTAAGGAATAGCTTTATTCTCTGCCGACCATGCGTCAGTTATAGCTTTCTTAACCGAAGGGTCTGCATACTTGAATAGCTGGAATTCGGCTTGATGACCAAATTCATGGATAGCTGTTTCAATCGCATCTTTGCCAGACTTGAGCACACGTTCATTGAGAACGATGTGACCCATAGGATGAGTAAATCCGTAAGTGCCGCCAGCGTGTTCACCAACATAAAAACCTGGACGAACGCGCAGACCTAGCTTGTCTGTCAGTTCATCCATAACCTTCATAACGTCTCCAGCCCACTCAGGAGCATTAACGGTAATTGGGCGAAGGTTGTTCCACTGACCAACATCCATACCCTGATAGGCTTTCCAAACTTCAGGAGTAATCGGAGGCGCGTCAATTCGTTCACCAGGCGCAAACTTGCGCATGACAAATTCGCCGACTTCTTCGACGCCCTTGCGGCCTTTTTTGCCAAGCAACTGCTGGATCTGAAGTTCTTGTTGTTTGAGGTTCTCCACCTCCCATCGACGGAAAATGTTCTCGCCGATGCTTGCAACACGAGGATCAGACGCAGCGCCGATCTGACGTTCAAACTCAGCGGCTTCACGCGCAGCTGTTGCAAGTTGACCGTCAATAGTAATCTCGCGATTGTAGACCTTGTTGAGATCGTCGCCGATAGAACGCAATCTTTCCTGAACAAACTCAGGAGTGATGGACGATGTTTCCTTGCCAGTTTCTTTTGAGACCAGGCGATTAGCAAGTTGCTGGTTTTCGACCTGGGCCTTCACGCCAAAGCCAGGCGAACCCATAGGCTTTGCTTCGCGTACCTGGGCAGGCTCTAGCTTAAAACCAAGCGCTTCTGCTTCACGGGCCAGGTTTGCGCTCATTTGACTAGGTGTGCCAATCAAAGCCTCAGTGCCGGTACGAACACCTCGTGCAACAGCAAAGGGGCTGACGAGACCGCCAACCATACCGCCACCAGTTCGATACTTTCCAAGTTGTTCTGTCTTGGGTTTACCGAATAACGCAGTGCCAATTTCTTCAGTTGTAGGAAGAAAAGTTGTCGGGCTGACATTGCCACCAGCCGCACTAATCACTGCTCGACCAAGCTGCTCGATGTCACCAAATTGACCAGGCACACCAGCAACAAAACCT